TGCTAGATACAGTCTCTGTAACTTTTCCAGCTGCATTTTTGACACTTTCAGTTATTTTACTTCCGGTTGTTCCCATTGATTATTCCTGAGATACAAAATAACGGCAAACTACAAATGAGCGTATTCTCTAGCGACGCTTCTTGGGGAGGTAACTGTCAATCTCCACACCAAAGTCCGATTAATTTATCACAATCCTTTGCAAAGCCTTGTGACCTGTTATGTCATTTGGTTATTGATGAAGGATACAAGACATCTGCGAACGTTATAGTCAGTGATGAAGGGCTGATCTTACAAAACATGGCTGGACTTGGTTCATGTAAGTTCAACGAAGAAGGATACACTTGTAATCTTGTCCTCATAAACCATCCAAGTCATCATACCATTGAAGGTATACAAGCCGACGCAGAAGTAATGGCTATTTTTCGTAAACCAACAGGCCAGATCTTAATTGTGAGTTCATTGGTACGTGTCCATCCTAATCAGACCAATTCGTCTCAATTTTTCAATTCATTCGTAAGGTATGCGGATCCTACAAGTAATAATAAAGAAATACCTTTAGGAAACAACTGGTCTTTGTCTTTTATAGTTCCTCCTTCAAGTGAGTATTTCGTATACGATGGAAGCAATGTTGTTCCTGGATGCGAACGTGCAAAATGGGTAGTTTTTAAGTCGATGATCAATATTGACCCGAACGATTTTGCTGTGTTGGTAAACAAGGTACAAGCAGGTTCGCGTGCAGTGCAACCGTTAGGAGACCGAAACGTTTACTTCAACGAAAATAAGCAGTTACCTGGAGGTCCTATGCCCAAAGACGGAAGGGCTTACATCGTATTTCACCAAGACTTGTCTGAAAGCTTTACAAACAAAACATCTTCATCGTCAACTAACAAAAACACTGTTTCTCAAGGAGTTTCAGATTGGGTTGTTGGACAAGTCCAAGCAAACGGAGTTATTGCAATTTTTGACATTGTTCTGCTTATTATCTCCTTTGTAGTAGCTGTGTATTACGGAATTATTCAGTATAAAATGTTTGATCAAATATTGTATATCAGTAAAAAAGCAGGAGAGTTTGGTTCTTACTTACGTGGTCTTGTCATCAAACCTAAACCTGCACCTATTCCAGAATCAGACACTATTTAGAATCTAGTCCAGTAAGTATCTTCTTCCTCTGTAGTATTCCATAAAGTATCTCGTTCGTTCTCGTCGTCTTCACTTGATAATTCTCCAGTTGTTCGTAAAGCCTTATCAATTTTGTTACTCAAAGAATTATTTTTCTTTTTTCTGTAATCTACAGTTTGAAATCCGTCTTCATCAACACTGGGTTTCGTAGATTCTACTGGCGATTTATTAAATGATTCTTCCGAAATATGGATAACTGATTTACGAACTCTGTTTTTTTCAAACTTGAGTTCTGGATTCTTGTGAGGTGCAATTAAAGGTTCAGTTGGGGCAGCAGATGCTTTAGATACATAGCTCGGGCCTGTATTAGGTTTTACGGGCTTTATATCTGCTACAAATTCTGGAAAATCTGATTCTTTAATAACTTCTTCTTTCTTCTTTAATGTTTCATTTGGACCTCGACGATTTCGCATGTGTGGTGGAATATAATGTGATGACGACATTTTGGTATGGTGTTAATTGAAATATTCAGATAAAATTCGTTTTGAAAAACGAACTTACGTATTAAGAGAGTTAAACAGTAAAGAATGACATTTGGAGTTTGTATTTCCGTTAACGGGTCTGTTTCAGACATCCAAATTCCTGCTAAAACTGCAGATGTGCTAGAATGGATTCGCAAAAAATATAAATCTCCTGAAATTCAGTTCCAAGGAAAACTTCAAGATCCTTTGAAAGAAACACAATGGTTATCTATTTTCTCAGCTATTTCTGAAACTCAAGAAAACGTGAATTCTCATATGCTTCCTTCTCCGTTTGACGAAGAAGTATATTCGGGCAACATTATTGTTCTTGCGTCTGAATCTGAAGACCAAGATGAATACGAACCTCAAATTTCATCATACGTGAACTTAAAATCTTCTGAATACAATACACTTTACCAAGAATGGACGTTTGCAGAACATGAAGATGACGATGATGGAGCTATACTTGAAGGAGACGAAGAAGAAGACGATGAATTAGAAGAAGATTTAGGTGAAAACGAAGAAGAAGACGAAGAACCTAAACGTGAAGTTGTTCATTCGTCACGACCAATACATGCTAATATAAAAAACGTGTTTATAGAAGTAGCAATAAGAGACAAGGCCGTTGAAAACTTTGAAGAGCTTCTTGAAAGCAACGATTTATCTAAACAGCTCGAAGACGCTATTCTTCATGTAGTTAGTGATCAAGCACTGAAGGAAGGAATAGATGTAGATTGGTCTAATCGCGTTTTCTGGAACATGTATCGCAGCAGATGTATGACCATATACGAGAACTTACGTGGAAAAGATAGTTACGTTCAAAATCCAGGAAACTGGCTAGAACAGCTGAAATCAGGTGAAGTAAATCCTCGTGCATTTGCAGAAATGACGGCTGTTGATATGTACCCCCATCGCTGGAAAGAATCTATCGAGAAAATCATTGAAATGGAGAAGAAACTGTACACTAAAAACGACACAGCTTCTATCTTCTTATGGTGTTCTCGCTGCAAGAAGAAATCTAAATGTGACTACTATCAACTTCAAACGAGGTCGGCAGACGAACCGATGACGACGTTTGTGACTTGCCTTGAATGCGATCGTCGTTGGAAGTTTTAATGATCACGGTTGTGTGCGAGGGAGAATCGGGAATGTTTAAGGTAGGCATTGATCTATACATCGGATCAACCATGAATTCTCTCCCTGCTATGGGTGACTGATTTTCACTTGGGTAAACGTATATTGGATCCAACCCGTTCGTGATTTCCGGCTTTTTTACTTCAGGTGTTGTTTTTGCGAACTTCGCATTGAACTGTGCAATAATTCGGTCGGGAATTTGAGGACTGGTTTCTTGCAATCTTTGATTTTCGTCTCTCACTATTTTCAACATATCTTTGGCTGTCATACGTTCATTTCGTGGTAACGCAAGTTCAATTAATATGAATTTGTGTAACTTCGCATACGTTATAGACGCAATACGGTGCCCTTCAGTTCTTTTTGCCCAACCGAAATAGTTAGATACAGTTGTAAGTATGCCTATGGACAACGTTATTCCACCGGAAACTATATTTGCTACTGTAGGATTCGGAAACACCATATTAAATCCCATGGATGTAGATCCAGCTAACGTTGCAAGGATAATGGACGGAATAGTGATTCCTGTATTCAGTCTAGAAAACAACTTTTCTGAACGAGTATGGAGCCAGGAGTAACATAGAGCTACTTCTCCTTCATCTGAAATAATCTTTTCGAGTTGCGAGTTCCATGTTATTTCGTTCTTTGACTCTTCATCCATTGTAAATTATTTGTATTAAATAATGGTGTGGGTGTATGATGATGTAAAGTTAGACCCTGATGAACTGAAAACAGTAGAGTTCATTCGCGAAAGGACAAAGAAAAAGGCACTTGCAGTAAAGACTGTAAAGCTTTTGAACATGTTGAAGTATGCCAACACGCATAAGTTCAAAAATGCTAATCATTTGAGAAACTCCTTTTTCTACGACACAGAACACACAAAACCTTTTTTTACGGAAGAAACCGCGGAAATTATGTTTAATTCATGTCATAAAAAGGGAGGATATTCTCAAACACATCCTGTGACAGACGAATTAGTTAGAAATGGAATAACTTACATTCAATCGTTTCTTCCTGAAACTGTAAGTAATACTTCAAATGATATTTACGGTATAATAACTGGACCAGCTGTTACTATTGAAAAGTCTTTACCTTTAGTAAGAACAATATCAAATGCGTTAAAAGCCACAGCTAAAGTCGGAGAATCTACTGTTGAAACAGCCGCTGCAGATATAGCTGGTCCAGTAGGAGAAGGTATGGTTGCTGTTCCTGTAGCGTTTGTTGGATTATCTACTGCTTTTGCGGCATTTCTAGAAGACGATTTAGGAGGAGCAGCTGCTCAAATAGCTCAGGCAACTCCATTTATTGGTCCTACATTGAGCACAATCATTTCAACTATTGAAGAAAACTTCAAAGGAGGAAAGAGGTTTTCAACATACAAGAATAAACGATATAAATGGCGGAAGAAAACGAAGCGAATAAGATCCGTGAAATATTAAGAGAATGGGTTTCATTGGACGACGAAGAACGCAGACTTAAACAAGAAATCAAGAAAATTCGTGAAAGAAAAACCGCTAATTCAGAAAACATATTGAAGTTCATGCGCGACAACGAAGTGGATAACTTTGCATTAGAAGGAAATGGAGTTGGTAAACTAAGTCGTTCAGTCCGAACATCCCGTCCTCCTTTGAGACGTGAAACAATAAGAACACAATTACTTATTCAATTTGCTGATCAGCCACAACGAGTTGCAGAAGCTCTTCGCCAAATTGAAGGCATTGAAGAAGGCGATGATATGACTTCAACAACCGGAACAGTCCGTGAAGTCTTACATAGATCTCTTCCACGTCAAAAAAAGACAATGGTCATGTAAAAATGTAATTTATTTCATTTTTTTATTTCGTAAGTCGTGCAATCGCTTCTTTCGCAGCTAATTGCTCGGCCTGTTTCTTTGTAGGAGCAGTTCCTATTCCCAATTGCGTACCATCATCATCCACTGCTGCCATTGTAAACATATTGGTAGCAGCCGATATAACTTCGTATTTTGGTGTTCTGTGGAACTTTGCTTGAATAAGTTTCTGCAATTGTTCCTTAAAATTACGATTATTCAGAAGGATCTTCGGAATATCGATATACAATTCAATCAGACAAACTACAAAGTCATATATAATTTTGAAATTTTTATTGCAATCAGTCCATAAGGCTCCGATAAATGCTTCTAAAATATCGCCAAGCTTTTTAGTGTTTGTACGACCAGAACACATATCTTGATTGTGTCTGGAAATAACATAATACTTGTCTAGACCAATTTTTTGACTAAGTGTTCCTAAGGTTTCGTTACACACAATTTCTTTTTTCAAATCTGTCATAAATCCTTCATTTTCTTGTGGGTATCGTTCCATCAAGTAAGTTGAAACGCATGCTCCTAAAATAGAATCGCCTAAATGTTCTAATCTCTCATAAGATTCTTCAAACAAACCTAAACATTCTGTAGGTTTATCGACTAACTTCATTTTGTCACCGTTTGGAGTTACATACTCTGCACGTTTTACGTAAGATGAATGTACCATTGCGGTTTGGTAATGTTTTGTTTCTTGGACCCTGAAATCGCAATTGTGTTTATTAAGAATCGCTTGAATATCCGTTCGGGTAAACAAGCGATTTTCTGGATTGTAGGGGTTATATGTTTCTTGAAACGCAGGCATCTTTCTTAATACTTACTCTTTTTCTTTCTTAAAGTTCGTTTTCCACGACGAGATCTACCTGCAGTTCTTGGGTAAAATGTATCCACAAAACTATAAGCACTGGTTCCCAATGAAGAACGAACGACCTTATCTAGTTTCATCCAATTAGTATGAAAAAGAGCAGCTTCGTCTGGATGTTGAGCCTTCAAAGCAGTCAATGTTGAACGCAAGTTTGCTTCAATTTGAGGTTCATATCTTTCAACAAGCATAGGAATTTGTCTCAATACTTGTTGGCGAGCCACATTTAACAACGACGACATTTAATTTTATAAAAGATGTTATTCCGGAACCGTGCGTGTCAAATTAAATTCAGTAGCCACTAAATCCTGCTTGCGTTTTTGGATAATGAAGTTTGTCAATCCGTCTGCATTAGGACTTGGATTGTCCTGAAAATACGCACTGATTAATATCATTAATTCTTTTTGGGACAACGACCATGGTTTTGAGTATTCACCTGGTCTCTGAATTTGAATAGTAGATCCGTCTTCTTCCAACTTCATCTTACGAAAAGAGTCAAACGAAGGACTCTTGATAATTTCGGTTATTTCCATTTCTACTGCCTTTCTAGCATCGCGCTTATCATACACCACTTTATTTAACTGACGCAATTCGTCATCTAATTCGCGGTATTCTTTTATACGTTTCTTGAGTTCGAGTAAAGCTTCCGACATTTTATGCTGTTTATCCTCAATATAAAGATTATCCGTTTTCAATTATAATGTATTTCGATGCAAAAGAAATAGAAAACTTGCGCCAAGTTTACAATAAAGAGAACGCAAGTGAGGCTCCTATTCCTAAAGGAGATGCAGATAAAGTATGGAAAACCATCCAGTACCGTTTACGCGACAAGTGCGACGACGGAGCTACAGAATGCATTATCGTTTCAATGCTTAATAAACCCAAAGGTCCATCAACGTGGAAAACCAATCCCGAAGAATGGTTGTCTTCGGTGAACATTGACGAACTGGAACGTAAATTCCAGGAGATATTTCCGAGATACCTTTACCTTGGAACAATTCCCATAGATTTTGGTAAACATTCAAAAACGGGTCAATGTTTAGTTAGTTCTTTGTGTTCCATGGACATTCGGACCATATACAAAAAAGGATTCAACCAAATAGGTATTGTTTTTAATACAGACGTAAGCACTGGACCGGGGCAACACTGGATTGCATTGTTTTGCGATATAAGACCTGAACTCGAAAATCCAAGGATCACTTACTTTGATTCGTATGCACACAAACCCGAGAAGGAAATCCAACTCTTAATGAAACGATGGAAAGAGCAATGGGACTCAACGAAGATCCATGCTAAACCAATGGAAGTCACATACAACAAAACTCGTCATCAATACGAAGATTCAGAATGTGGAATGTACTGCTTGTATTTCCACTTATGTTGTTTAGTGGGTATATCCATGAAAGACCGTATTCCAGATAAAGTTGTGCGCGGATTTCGTAGTTTATTATTCAAATTATAAGTCAATGAAGTTCAGAGGATACATGATAGCTGTTGGTGGGTTATTGATTTTAGGAGCTATATGTTATGCTTTCTTTGCATCCATTAATTCGTGGCGTAAATTATAATGGAGTGGTTTGAACAACTCATTATAATTGTATTAGCTCTTGTAATTGTATTCACTATAGCGTTTATAGTTTACAATTTGGTTTCTCCTTCGGAAACGAAAGCAATTGTAGCAGCTACCCCTCTTTTTGATTCATACAAAACGGTGATGAAATTAGCACCTTTAGGATGTCCTGTTACACCTGCATACCGTTTATGCGACTACTACGTAGCATCTTCTGCTTACTCTTTATTTCCAGGTTCTAAATTGTACGATTACATTACCGACGGAGTTATTCCCATGCTGATGCCTGCAGGACCAAGATTAGTAGAACTTGATATTTACGCAGACGAAAACGATAAACCAGTTGTAGGATTGAAGAACCAGAAGTTAGGTGTAGATTACGCTTACAATACAATTTCATTTGAAGCATGTTGCGTAGCAATAAACAACAATGCATTTAATTCAGTTGTGTGTCCCGTTTCGAGCGATCCTTTCATGCTGAGCTTGGTGTTCCATACAGATAAAACAACGGTAATTAATGCAGCTGCCCAAATTTTGAAAGATACATGTAGTTCGCGCTTACTTGACTCTTCGTTCAGTTACCAACGCAAGAACGTAGCTGTTGAGCCAGTATGTAATCTCCAAAACAAAATGATCATTTTATCCGGAGGAGCAATGAAAGGTACAAAGATGGAAGAATTGGTGAACTTATCTTGGTCAAGTTCAAGTTTAAGAAGATTGACTTATACTCAAGCCTCTCAAACACATGACAATACTGAACTCATAAACTTCAATCGCGATAATATTACGATGGTAGTTCCGGATATATCTGATGACTTAACAAACGTGAATCCTCAAATCTTGTTTTCTTACGGATGCCAATGGATTTTAATGAATTATGGGTCTACAGATAGTGCAATGGAGACCTATATTGGAGAGTTCCAGGAAGCAAGTTACGTGCTGAAACCCGAAGCCCTGCGTGCGTTGGCTGTTAAACAATACGCCAGTCCTACAATGCCTGATCCAGC